TGGGAAAATTACACAGCAAATGGCTATGTTGAATGTCCAATTTCAGGACACAAATTTACCACTGACTTGAAAGACATAAATCCCCAAAAGCTGTTTAACTACACGCTTCAAAATTTGGAAACGTCAACTAATGTTTGCATAATATGGGACATTATAAAAATACTAAAAGGCAAAGAAACGCAAATTGTGCTGTACACTTACGATTCTATACTGTTAGACTATAAACAAGAAGAAAACATACTTGAAAGCATCAAGCAAGTATTCAACAAATATAAGTTAAAAATTAAACTAACAAAAGGTAAAAACTACGGGGCAATGGCTCTGTTACACTAACATATGGAAAACATCGCTTTTGAGCCCCAAATTGATATTTATAATCGTTACGACTTTACAACAGACAACGATTTTATGAACAACAGGTTATTTGCTACATTCACCCAACAAAATGAAATAGATGAACTGATAGTTAATTTATCATCCACCTACAACATAATGTACAAGAAGATATTTGTACTTTTTGTTAAAACCACAAATGAGTATGTTGTAACATACAATGTAGAGCAAGGCAACGTCAACTCAATTCCAGCTAACACAATATTAGTACACAGAAAAAAAGAAAGCAACACTCTATACACAATCAACGCATTAAATGATTTAATCAAAAAATTAAATGGTGGTGAAGTTGATCCAACCTACAAAATAGAATGGCAAAACTATAAAAACTGTGTTTTGCTAACTCAACATGGAGATGTAAAGCAACTAAACACAAAGATATATAAGATAGTAGATCTTTAATATTTATAATAAACAGATTTGTAATACTAGTTCAACACTACAAAAAGAAAGGCATGTTTTATAGCTTTATAATCTAAATTTGGCCTAATAATAAAAAGGTAGTATATTTAAGTAAATTAATAATCAATAAATAAAAACAAGATGGATTTAAACTCAATCAAAAGTAAGCTTAATGCGCTACAGTCGCAAGGTAAAAGCAAAGAAAAAGTTGACTACACCAAGTCATTGTGGAAGCCCAAAACAGAAGGCAAATTCCAAATCAGAATCGTACCGTCTATTTTAGACAAACAAAACCCATTTAAAGAAGTATTTGTACACTACGGTATTTCAAAATTTCCAATTTACGCTTTAACAAATTGGGGAGACAAAGATCCAATTGTAGAATTTGTAAAACAACTTCGCACAACAAGCGACAAAGAAAATTGGAAGTTGAGTAAAAAACTAGAACCAAAAATGAGAGTGTTTGCTCCTGTAATTGTACGTGGAGAAGAAGACAAAGGCGTTCGTTTGTGGGAATTTGGTAAAGAAATTTACATGCAACTGTTAGGCATTGCAGATGATGAAGACTATGGTGACTACACAGACATAAATGAAGGTCGTGATTTTACTTTAGAAACAGTAACAGGAGACATTGGTGGTCGTCAAGGTTTAAAATCATCTATTCGTATTAAACCTAAAACATCAGTACTAGGCACAGATAAAACAATTATCAAAACATGGTTAGCTGAACAGCCAGACATTTTAGAACTTCAACGTAAACATGAGTTTGACAAATTAAAGGAAATTCTTCAAAACTTTTTAAATCCAGAAGATGCAAATGAAGTAGATGAAGAAGAAGTTAAAACACCAGTAAATGATTTGCCTTGGAAAGATGAAGAAGAAGTAGTTGTTAAAACTAAAGTCGCTCCTAAAAAAGAATCAAATTACACATTAAAAACACCTCCAAAATCATCTAAAGCAGATAAATTTGACGCTTTGTTTGAAGAAGAAGAAAATAATTCACCTTTTTAAATTAAAAATAAAACATGGCTAAAAAATCAAACGAGGAAGTTTCGTTAATGGAAGCAGTCTCTAAAGAGCTTAAAGGTAAATTTGATCTTAATAAATTTAAAGAAAAAAAACTATTAAGTGGAAATGTAAAGTTCAAAGAACAAAAATGGATTCCTTTTTCAAAAGCAATGCAAGATGCTTTGTCCATTCCAGGAATAGCTATGGGTCACATCAACATAGTACGTGGTGGTAGCAACACAGGAAAAACCACCACGTCTATAGAGACTGTAGTATCTGCTCAAAAAATGGGTGTGTTGCCTGTTTTAATGATTACAGAAATGAAACACAGTTGGGAACATTGGAAAATGATGGGATTTGAAATGAATGAAATTAAAGATGCAGAAGGAAAAACTGTAGATTATGATGGATTCTTTATATACAGAGACAGAGGAAAACTCAACTCAATTGAAGATGTAGCAGAATTTATGTTAGACATGTTAAATGAACAGGACAAAGGAAATTTACCATACGATTTACTATTTTTATGGGACTCAGTAGGTTCTATACCATGTAGACTAAGCATTGACCAAGGCAAAAACAATCCAATGTGGAATGCAGGAGCAATAGCTACTCAATTTGGAAATTTTATCAATCAAAGAGTTGTATTGTCAAGAAAAGAAGAAAGCAAATACACAAACACATTCTTGATTATCAATAAAACAGGAGTAGCACCAGCAGAAAATGTATTTTCTCAACCTAGAATGACTAATAAAGGTGGCAACACATTCTTTTATGATGCTTCAATATGTTTAACTTTTGGAAATGTTACTAACAGTGGAACGTCAAAAATTAAAGCACAAAAAGATGGAAAAGATGTTGAATTCGCTTTAAGAACTAAAGTGGCCTGTGACAAAAATCACATAAATGGAATTACCACTAAAAACACAGTAATAAGTACAGTACATGGTTTTATTCCAGATGATCCTAAAGATATTACTAAATATAAGAAAGAACATTCACATGAATGGGCAAACATTTTAGGAGAAGGAAACTATAAAACTATTGAAGACAACAGTGAGTGGAATGAAAAAGTAGATGTTTCTGACATTGTAGAATCTGAGGACTAGTTATGGACAAAGAAAATTTATTTAAACTTCTTAATGACATTAAGGAGGATGATATGCCGTCTTTTGATGAAGGAGAAAGAATTCTAATTATAGATGGTTTAAATCTTTTTTTAAGAAATTTTGCAGTGTTAAACTACATAAATCCAGAAGGTACTCACATAGGAGGCTTAGGAGGATTTTTACGTTCATTAGGTTCATTAGCAAAACAACTCAAACCAACATCAATTTACATTGTATTTGATGGAGTAGGTTCTTCTATAAACAGAAAAAACTTACTTCCAGAATATAAGTCAGGAAGAAATGTACTGCGAGTTAATAAAGTGTCTTTCTCATCTCAAGAAAAAGAAAATGAGTCTAAAACAGATCAGATCATTCATCTCATTCACTATTTACAATGCTTGCCTGTTAAAATCTTATCACTAGATGGAGTTGAAGCAGATGACATTATAGCGTTTTTAAGTAAAAATCTTACTCAAAATAAGAAAAACAAAACATTTATAGTGTCAGCAGACAATGACTTTCTTCAACTAGTAAATGAAAACATTACTATGTACAGATCTGTAGAAAAAGAATTTGTTACGCCTAAAGTAGTAAAAGAAAAATATGGTGTTTATCCTTTTAACTTTCTTTTATATAAAACACTAATGGGAGACAGTTCTGACAAAGTAGGAGGAGTAAAAGGACTAGGAAAAGGAAAATTTGACAAGTTGTTTCCTGAAATGTTAGGAGAAAATAACTTAACATTAGATGACATTTATAAAATATGTGCTGAGAGATTTAAAGAACACATTATATACTGTAGAGCATTAGAAAATTTTGACAACTTAAGAAAGGCTTACAAGATTATGGATTTAAGTAATCCTATGTTGGATGACCAAGAAAAGGATTATATATTAGATCATGTTAAAGAATCTCCGTATGAATTAAATGTAGAAACATTTCTTAAATTTTATCATAAAGATGGATTGGGAAATGTGTTAAAAAATGTGGACTACTGGATAAAAGACATTTGGAGCCCAATCAATAGATACAATAAAGCAAAAAAATAAGTTATGACCCTATCAAGTATAGAAAGTTACGGAATTTCATTCCAAATTAAAGTATTATCAGCATTGTTAACTGACAAACCATTTTTACAAAACATAAATGATGTTTTAACAGAAGAATACTTCAACAACACCGCACACAAATGGGTTGTAGGTGAAGTGTTAAAATACTATCAAAAGTTTCACACAAATCCTACAATGGATGTTTTGAAAGTAGAAATGAAAAAGATTGAAAATGAAGTACTTCAACTTTCAATCAAAGAACAGTTAAAAGAAGCATATCGTTCATCAGATGAAAGTGACTTAACATACATTAAGCAAGAATTTGCTAATTTTTGTAAAAATCAACAGTTAAAAAAAGCACTATTGAACTCAGTTGACTTATTAAAAGCAGGAGACTATGATTCTATTAGAACATTAGTAGACAGTGCTTTAAGATCAGGCCAAGATAAAAACATTGGTCATGAATACAATAAAGACACTGAGTCACGCTATAGAGAAGAAGATAGAACACCAATTCCAACACCTTGGAATAAATTCAATGAAGTGTTGCAAGGAGGTTTAGGTGAAGGTGACTTTGGCTTAATATTTGGCAATCCAGGTGGAGGAAAATCATGGAGCTTAATTGCTATAGGAGCACATGCAGTAAAATGTGGCTTTAATGTTATACACTACACATTAGAATTAGGTGAAGGATACATAGGAAGACGATATGACGCATTCTTTACAGAAATACCTGTTGACAAGTTAAAA